AGTGGTTAAAAAAGAACTATCAATTATTAGTAATTATAGGGGCTTGTATTTTAGTCTTTAGGTTTTTAGACGATAAAGAAAACTATGTAAGCGAATATAATGATAAAATTACTGCATTAGAAAAAAAAGTTGACTCATTACATAGTGAAAATGATGAATTAACTTTTAAAATAGATACCTTAAATGTCCAGATAGGTAAATTAGATCAACAATTAGATCTAAAAGATAACAAAATAAATAATTTAAGATATGAAATTAGCACAAAAGTTGATGCTGTTGATTCTTTTAATGACGATGAGCTTGAAAAGTTTTTCACAGAACGTTACAGACAGTACATCGATTCAATTAAAAAAACCAATAGCAAAACTAGTAATTAAAGATTTAATTACTGGGGATGGAGCTAAAAATGAATTAGCTATTACTATAGATAAAATTAAACTGTTTGAACAAAAAATAGTTTTAAAAGATAGTGTTATTTTAAATTTAAATAATAAAATAAATAATTTTGATTCCATACTTTTGACAAAATCTGACCAATTATTATTATCCCAAGAATTATCTAAAAAGTTAGAACAAGATTTACAAAAACAAAAATTAAAAAATAAATTAACTATGGGAGCGGGTATACTAGGAATAGTAGCTGTTGCTATACTAGTAAAATAGTATGTCTGATTTAAAAAAAGTAATACGCCAAGAATATCTAAAATGTGCTAAAGACCCCGTACATTTTATGCGTAAATACTGTTATATACAACACCCACAAAGGGGGCGCATACCATTTAATTTATACCCATTCCAAGAAAAAGTACTCAAGTTATTTAGAGATAATGATTATTCTGCTGTATTAAAATCTAGACAGTTAGGTATATCAACTTTAGCGGCAGGTTATTCTTTATGGCTAATGACATTTCATAAAGATCGAAATGTATTAGCACTAGCAACTACTCAAGCAACTGCAAGAAACCTAGTAACAAAAGTACAATTCATGTGGGAAAATTTACCTTCATGGCTTAAAGTAGATTCTGCTGAAAATAATAAATTATCTTTAAGACTAACTAATGGTTCAAAAATACAAGCAAAATCTTCAAATGCCGATGCCGCAAGATCGGAAGCAGTATCATTACTAATAGTTGATGAGGCTGCCTTTATTGATAATATTGCTGAGACATGGGCTTCTGCACAACAAACACTTGCAACAGGTGGTGGTGCTATTGTACTATCAACCCCTTATGGTACAGGTAACTGGTTTCATCAAACATGGGTTAAAGCAGAACAAGGAGAAAATGAATTTTTACCAATTAAACTACCTTGGTATGTCCACCCCGAAAGAGACCAAAAATGGAGAGAGGCACAAGATTCATTATTAGGAGATCCTAGATTAGCAGCACAAGAATGTGACTGTGATTTTAGCACTTCAGGTGATATTGTATTTTATAATGAATATTTAGAGTATTATGAAAAATCTTTCATTAAAGATCCCTTAGAAAAACGTGGAGCAGATCAAAATTTATGGGTTTGGGAATCACCTGACTATAGTAGAGATTATATTGTAGTAGCGGATGTATCTCGAGGGGATGGCAAAGATTACTCAGCTTGCCATGTAATTGATACTGAAAGTAATGTACAAGTTGCAGAATATAAGGGGCAAATTAATACTAAAGATTATGGTCATTTATTAGTAGGTTTAGCTACAGAATATAATGAAGCAATGTTAGTAATTGAAAATGCAAACATAGGCTGGGCAACTATACAAGTTGCTATAGATAGACAATATCCTAATCTCTACTATTCACAACGGAGTGACTCCCCAAATGCTGATTCGTATTTTGATAAATATCAAGACCACTCCAAAATGGTAGCTGGTTTTACTATGTCATCTAGAACACGTCCTATGGTAATAGGTAAATTTCAAGAATACATTAGTGATAAGGGAGTAACAATACAATCTAGAAGATTAGTAGAAGAAATGAAAGTGTTTATTTGGAAAAATGGTAGAGCAGAAGCCCAAACAGGGTATAATGATGATTTAGTTATGTCATTTGGTATGGCTATGTACATTAGAGATACAGCATTAAAATTAAGACAGCGGGGTTTAGACGCAACTAGGAGTGCATTAAACAATATAACAGTAAATAGAACACAATACCAAGGTGGGTATTTTTCAAGTGGAACGGATAACCCTTACCACATTGATACCCAAAATGGTGAAAAGGAAGATATTAGTTGGCTTCTTAGATAATATTTATAATAATAACTATATACAATGGCAGATAAAGGCTTATTTAGTAGACTACAAAGATTATTTTCAACAGATGTAATTATACGAAATGTTGGAGGGGATCAAATAAAAGTAATTGATAGTAGTGCAATTCAACAAAATGGAGAATTACAAACAAATTCTTTAATCGATAGATATAACAGATTATATTCAACAAACCCTTCATCTTTATATGGGGCCCAATTTAATTTTAATTATCAATATTTAAGACCTCAACTATATTCAGAATATGACGTAATGGATCAAGATGCGATTATTGCTTCTGCCTTAGATATCATAGCTGATGAATGTACACTTAAAAACGATATGGGTGAAGTATTATCTATTCGTTCTAGTAATGAAGCTGTTCAAAAAATATTATATAATTTATTTTATGATGTATTAAATATTGAATTTAATTTGTGGGCGTGGGTAAGACAAATGTCTAAATTTGGTGACTTTTTCTTAAAATTAGAAGTTGCTGAAAAATATGGGGTTTATAATGTAATACCATACACGGCCTATCATATTTCAAGAGAAGAAGGCTTCAATTCAGAAAATCCATCAGATGTAAGGTTTAGATATGACCCCAATGGCTTAGTTAACCCAAGTTCAGGAATGTATTCTATTCCTAATAATAATTCTCAAACAGAAAATGGTATTTTCTTTGACAATTATGAAATGGCTCACTTTAGATTAATTGGAGATACTAATTATCTTCCTTATGGTCGTTCATATATTGAACCAGCTAGAAAATTATTTAAACAATATACTTTAATGGAGGATGCAATGTTAATCCATAGGATTTCACGTGCCCCAGAAAAACGTATTTTTTATATGAATGTTGGGTCTATTCCTCCAAATGAAATAGATTCATTTATGCAAAAAACTATTTCAAATATGAAACGTACTCCCCACATAGACCAAAAAACAGGTGAGTATAATTTAAAGTATAATATGCAAAACATGATGGAGGATTTTTACATCCCAGTTCGTGGTAATGATACTACAACAAAAATTGATACTACAAAAGGTTTAGATTATGATGGTATCCAAGATGTTGAATATTTAAGAGATAAATTATTTGCAGCACTTAAAGTACCAAAAGCTTTTTTAGGGTATGATGAAAATATAGAAGGTAAAGCAACATTGGCTGCTGAAGATATTAGATTTGCTCGTACAATTGAAAGAATCCAAAGAATATTAGTTTCTGAACTTAATAAAATTGCACTTGTACATTTATATTCTCAAGGATATAGAGATGAAGCTCTAACTAATTTTGAGTTATCAATGCAAACACCATCAATTATATTTGAACAGGAGAAAATTGAATTAATGAAATCTAAAACTGAATTAGCAACTTCATTATTAGAAAACAATCTATTACCTACAGATTGGATATATGATAATATTTTCCATTTATCCGAAGATCAATATGATGAATATAGAGATTTAAATAGAGAAGATGCTAAACGTAAATTTAGACTAGCTCAAATTGAAGCAGAAGGAAATGATCCTGTTGAAACAGGTAAATCATATGGTACCCCCCATGATTTAGCATCATTATATGGTAAAGGAAGAATGTACTCTGACCCTGGTAATGTACCAGATGGGTATAATACAGATTCGGATCTAGGTCGCCCTAAAGATAGTATTTCGAACCGTGGAAAACAAAACAGTAACTTTGGTAAAGATCCACTAGGTACTAAACGTATGAAAGATACTGATAAAAATGATTCATCCGATAGCAACACAGACACTAATAAATCTGGATTAGCTTTGGAAAATGCTCAAATAACTTTTTTAAAAAACAAAGATATATTTAAGAAAATGAACAAAAAACAATTAGTTTTTGAGCAAAATAAAGATACATCTTCATTATTAGATGAAAACCAGTTAAAGAAGTAAAAACCTTTACATATTTATAAATAAATATATTTTTTGATGAAAATAAAACACTCCAAGTACAAAAACACAGGTATACTGTTTGAACTATTGGTGCGTCAAATTACCGCTGATACATTAAAAGGTGGAGATTCTCCAGCTATTGATATTCTTAAAGAATACTTTGTAAAAACTTCTTTAGGTCGCGAGTATAAGTTGTATGAATCAGTACTAAAATCTAATGTTTTAAATGAAGGAAAAGCTAATATAGTAATTAGTACTATACTTGAATCTTCTAAAAGGTTTAATCGCACTTCATTAAAGAAACAAAAATATAACTTAATTAACGAAGTCAAAAAACATTATAATCTAGATGTTTTCTTTGGTGCTAAAATTAAAAATTATAAAGAACTAGCAGCTTTATATACATTAATTGAAAACCATAATACAGAAATAAATACAAATGTTGATCAAGTTATTGATAATAAAATAACTTTATTAGAATATTTAACTAAACATGAAGTTAATACTAAAGAAGTTAAAGAAGATGTTCTTAAGGAATTTCAAACTTATGATAAAGATTTAAGAATACTTACTTATAAAGTACTTTTAGAAAAGTTTAATAGTAAGTATGATAATTTATCTAGTGAACAAAAACAAGTTCTTAAAGAATTTATAAATTCAGTAGACTCAGCTCCTGGATTAAGAGACTTTTATAATAGTAAAATAGATGAGTTAAAATCTACTTTAAACGAAGAAGCTAAAACTATTAAAGATAAAGCTACTCAAATTAAAATTACTGAAGTATCTAAATATTTAGTTGAACTAGATAAAACAACTAAAGTTGGTAATGATAATTTAGTTGATT